TAGGTATTTCCCTTAAGCAGATCAAATCAAAGAGAGCTGACGCTAAAGGAAAAGAATATAATGTAAAAAGACCACCCGATACTGACGATCATAAAGTATTCAAAGTGTTGTTACAAGGCGAGCAACGTGGAACATTTTGGTCAAGTAAAGGTTCCACCATTCAGTTTGATAAGGGCCAAGGCGCATTAAATCTAAAAGATAATAGCCCTGGTGCTGCAGTTAAAGCTGAAATTAAAGGTAAGTCTGCTCGTGGTGGTGGCGCATCTTGGGGTGTAATGCAAGAAGCAGCAAGACAAGTATTTAGAAAGAAAATACCAGATCATAAAGCTGGTGTTTTTAAAATTGCTAAGAAAATTAAAAGAGGTGATAAGAAAGCAGTCAATGTTATGTGGACTCTTTTTAATCATTTCTATAAAGATGTTAGTAAAGAAGAATTTGAAAAGGAATTAGCTTTGAAAGACTTTAATTGGGTTTCAGCTAAATTAGGTTCTTTGTATATTTGTTATTATGTGTCAATCAACACTGGACCAAAAGCAAATAGGTTTATTACAAAAATTGTTAATTATGCTGGATCTAAATCAGAAGATTCAAGCGCGTACATTAAGGTATACGAATAATGAAATCATTTAGAAATCAATTGGCGGAACAAGCTGGCAAGAATACTCACATGACTCATTTAGAGGATTTGATTCTTGACGGTGGCGTTAAGGGGGCCCGCCAGGCTATCCTCGCACTTAGATCGTTGCGAGATATGCTACAAGGTAACTCAAAATCTGCAGTCGATGTTACAGTCAAGTGGGACGGGGCCCCCGCTATATTTGCTGGTGAAGATCCTAGAGATGGTAAATTCTTCATTGCTAAAAAAGGTGTATTCAATAAAGATCCAAAGGTATATAAAAGCCATGAAGATATTGAAGCCGATAATGCAGGTAAAAAAGAATTAATTAAAAAATTAAAAATAGCATTTGATAACTTAAAAGGACTTGGAATTAAAGGTGTTATCCAAGGTGACTTTATGTTTGATAAGTCAGATATTAAAACTGATACAATTGATGGTCAAAAGTTTATTACCTTCCATCCAAATGCTGTTGTTTATGCTGCACCAGTTGGTAGTGAATTAGGTAAAAGTATTCAAAAAGCTAACATGGGTATTGTCTGGCATACAGTTTATAGTGGTTCTAGTTTTGAAACTATGTCTGCAGCTTTTGGTAAAGAAATCAGTTCAAAATTAAAACAAACATCAAAGGTGTGGATGCAAGATGCAACCCTTGATGATTTATCAGGTACCGCAACATTAACAGCTAAAGAAACAGCTGAGCTAAATAAAAAATTATCAGAAGCTGGTAAAATATTTAGAACAATTTCTTCTTCAACTCTTAAAACAATTGAAGGGAATAAAGAACTTAATCTTATGATTAATGTATATAATAATACTAAAGTAAGAGCTGGTCAAAAGGTAACAGATACTAAAAAGCATGCAACTGGATTAGTTATGTATGTCCAATCAAGATACCAAAAAGAAATTGACAAAAGAAGTAGTCAAGCTGGTAAGGATAAACAAATTGCAAAGAGAGATGAAATATTAAAGTTTTTTGACAAATCTAACCTAAAAAACTTAAAATTAATATTTGATTTGCAAAATTTAGTTGTAGATAGCAAATTAATTATTATAAATAAACTAAACAAACTTAGCAAAATTGGTACGTTTGTTAAAACAAAATCCGGATTTAAAGTAACCAGTCCTGAAGGCTTTGTTGCTATAGATCGTATGGAAGGTGGAGCTGTTAAACTTGTTAATAGAATGGAATTTTCTACTAACAACTTTAGCAAAGATATTATCAAAGGCTGGGATAGTCCAGGCTAATGGGAACCGAGGATAACGATGAAAAGTTTCAAAGAACATGAGGCAGAACTATCTGCCGATTCTCCAGATACATCGGAAGCAATGACGATGCAGCAGAGAATGAAAGCAAAAGCTACATTCCGAAAAAATAAAGCCAAGATAGCATTAGGCAAAAAGAAAGCTGCAAAGAGACTAGCATCTGATGATAAAATTAAAGCACGATCAGTTAAGAAAGCTCGTGAACTCATTATCAAAAAACTTCTTAAAAATAAAAAGAAAGCAGATTTATCTTTCTCAGCTCGTCAAGGGTTAGAGAAAAAACTTGATAAGAAAAAAGGTGCAATCGCAAGGATTGCTAAAAAGTTAAAACCTCAAGTGAAAAAAGCCGATAGAGAAAAATTAAAAAGAAATAAAGGTGGTTCTAAATAATGATTAAAAGTTTTAGCGATTATTTATCAGAAGAAAAAGGTGACGTATATTTCGTGTTTGGTAGATTTAATCCACCAACAAATGGCCATGAGAAATTATTTGACAAGCTAAAATCTACGGCAGGTAGTGGCACCTATCGTATCTATGCATCTAAGTCACAAGATCCAAAAAAGAATCCTCTATCATTTAAAGACAAAGTAAAATTCCTTCGCAAAATGTTTCCTAAGCATGCTCGTAGTATTATGGCAGATGCTGATGTTAGAACTGCATTGGATATTGTAGTTAAATTATACGACCAAGGATATACATCAGCAACTATGATTGCTGGTTCAGATAGAGTAAAAGAATTTGAAGCACTATTAAACAAATATAATGGTGTAAAATCAAGACATGGGTTTTATAACTTTGAAAAAGGCATTAAAGTTATTTCAGCCGGCGAAAGAGATCCTGACGCAGATGATGTATCAGGTATGTCAGCCTCTAAGTTAAGAGCTTATGCTACAGATAATGATTTAGAAAACTTCTCAAAGGGAATGCCTAAGGGATATAAAGATGCTAAATCGTTATTTAATGCAATTAGAAAAGGAATGGGATTAAAAGAATCTCATGATCATCGCAAACATTTAGAACTAAAACCTGTATCTGAAACAAGAGAAAAGTTTGTACAAGGTGAATTATATAATGTTGGTGATGAAATTGTATTAAAAGAAAATGGTAGTATTGGCACAATTCAAAGATGCGGTACTAACTTTTTAGTAGTTGAATTTGGAGAATGGAAAAAAAGAGTTTGGTTAGACCAAGTTGAACTATTAGAAAAAGACGAAAGAAAGAAAAAACAAAAACAAGATCAAGATATTAAAGATCGCCCTGGGACCCAGCCAAAAGATTACTATGGTAAAGATGCCAAAGGTAAAGAAATGTCAAAGGGTACTAAGCAAGCAAGAGCCAGACACTTTGAAAAGGGCGCTAAAATGGATGATGATAATCCAGGCGCATATAAAAAGGCTCCTGGAGATGCATCAGCAAAAACAAAACCATCAAAGCATACTAAAAAATACCAAAAAATGTTTGGAGAAGAAACATTATCTTTGGCTGAGTTTATGATGGACGAAGGTAAAGCAGACGCAGCATTGAAGAAAAAAGCAGATAAGACTGGTATGCCTTTAGGTATCTTAAGACAGGTATTTAATCGTGGTGTAGCAGCTTGGAGAACAGGCCATAGACCAGGGACAAATTCAGTTCAATGGGGATTGGCTAGAGTTAATTCTTTTGTTACTAAATCGAAAGGCACATGGGGTGGTGCTGATAAAGACCTAGCGAGTAAAGTACGAGGTAGTTAATGAAATCGTTTAAAGAATTTAACGAAGACAATTTACAAGAAATTGATTTTCAAAAATGGCTTGGTAAAACTTTAGATAGAAAATTAAATTCTAAAAAATATGCTAAAGCTATTAGAGTTTATTTAGATTGGAGAAAAAAGCATCCAAAACAAGGCTCAATGGGTTTATCTAAAGCTGCTGGTATTACCGGTGTAGATATTAAACAGCTTCAAAAAGTTTTACATCAAATGATTGATGCTGGTCAGTTACCAAAGCACTTGGCTACTAATCCAAATATGCTGCAAAAAGAAAATGTACAAGAAGGTCCAGGTGGTAGCGAATCTTGGGAAGCTGGTTTTAAAAGAAGAGTTGTAAAAACCACTAAGCCAGAACATAAAGAGAAAGGTTATAGCTGGAGAATTAAAGGTAAGGAAAGACCTGAGGTAACAATTAAGTTATATAAAAGTAAGCCAGATTTTGCTGAATTTAAAAAGCAAATGAAGAGAGTTGCTGGCCACGAGTTTGGTGGTTAATAAATATAACTATGGATAACTTTAAAGAACATAGTAGTTTAATGGAGGGAGTTAACGATCCTTCTATTTTTAAAGCGGTTTTTCTTGCTGGTGGTCCAGGAAGTGGTAAATCTTTTATTGTTGGTAAAACTGCATTAAAGGCTTTAGGCTTTAGATTAATTAATTCGGATGATGCATTTGAAAAGGGATTAAAAAGAGCTGGATTGACAATGGATCCTGAGGATATTTTTTCAGCTCAAGGTCAAGCAGTAAGAGCATCAGCCAAAGCTATAACGGGTAAACTAATGACTAGAGCTATTGAAGGAAGAATGGGTTTAGTTATTGATGGAACAGGTAAAGACTATGCTAAAATTAAAAAGCAGGTGGATTTACTTAGAGAAATTGGATATGCTGTTCATATGATTTTTGTGAATACAGATTTAGAAACAGCATTGGATAGAAACAATGAACGTCCAAGATCATTACCAAAGGATGCGGTAACTAAAATGTGGAAGGACGTACAAAAAAATATTGGTAAATTCCAAGCATTGTTTAGAAATAGAATTACTATTGTAGATAATTCAAAAGAATCAGATATTGAAAAACAATCATTGGAAGCATATAAAGACATTAAGACGTGGGCAGCAAAACCCCCAGAAAATGCTATCGCCGTCAAATGGATTAAAGGACAAAAGAAATAATGCATACTTTTTTAGAACATGTTGATGAAAGATTTGGTTTATATGAAGGGCAACATGTTCCTTTGGAACAGCCTATGATTGAAATTGACGAGGAGAAACAACCCGAGTTAAATAAACCAAAAAGATCTAGTGGTAAAAAGAAATATGTAGTTTACGTTAAAAATCCACAAACTGGTAACGTAAAGAAAATAGAATTTGGAGATGAAAAGGGTGGACTATCATCTAAGATAAATGATAGAGAAGCAGCTAGGAACTTTGCGTCACGCCATAGCTGTGATACTAAGAGCGATAAGTTATCGCCTGGGTATTGGGCATGTAGGTTGCCACGTTACGCAAAAGATCTGGGGTTAAAAGGTGGTGGAAATTACTTTTGGTAAGCCATATTGGGAAGAAGAAGGTCATATAAGAGTATTTGATCCTTCTAAAGAAGACGCTGAATTTGTTTGGCATCGAGATATGGAAGACAGAGAAATAGAGGTTTTAGATGGCGAAGGCTGGCAATTCCAAGTGGATAAATGTTTGCCTTGGCTTTTAAAAAAAGGAATGGTATTCGATATTCCAAAAGGAGAATATCATAGATTAATTAAGGGGGTAACACCTCTCAAATGTAGGGTTTATTTATATGCCAACAGCGCAAGAACAGAGAGCTGAGCAATCAGCCAGACTCGATAGAATCGAGCAAAAAATCGACCAAATGTCTGAAGCAATTATCGCTTTGGCTCGCGCCGAGGAAAAGATAATTACCCTTACTGAATTTGGAAAACAACAAGGAGAACAGATATTAACTCTTATAAATAGAGTTGATAGGCTTGAAGAGTTAGTGCGTAAAAATGCATCAACAGTAGAAATTATTAACCGACTATTCTGGATAGTACTCGCGGCATCAGCCACAGCTATTACAGGAATGCTTTTCATACAATAGGAGAAAAATTATGAAAATGAAATCGACAGATAAGATTACCCAAAGCGTTGCTGAAACAGTGAGCGCTGTTGTAGAGGGTAAGTACAAGAAAAAAGATGAGGAAGTAAAATATCCTCATATGATGTACGATCCAAAAACCGGTAAAGGTGTAGAAGCTAAGAATGAAAAAGATCATGACGAGCTTTCTAAAAAGGGTTATACACATGATAAACCAGAAAAGGTTGACGAAGTAGAAGAACCAAGAGCTAAAGGCGAAAAAGATTTTAAAGCTAAGCATAAAATCAAGAAGTCAGGCGAAAAAGAAGATGGCTCTGTAGTTAAAGAGGAAGATGAGGAAGAAAAAGAAGATGAAGTTGAAGAAGCTTTTTCTGCCGCTCAAATCAAAAAAGCAGTAGCTATGGCTAAAAAGTCTGGTGGTCAAATGACACCTATTTCTAAAAAGATCGAAAAAATCAAAAAAGGTTTAAGCGATCAGGAAGAAGTAAAAGCAGCTTTAAAAGCAGCCAATGAATCTTTTGAAGTTGAAGCAGCTCAGGCTGAAGCAATTAAAATGAATGAAGCTGTAGATAAGAAAGCAGCATATCAAAAAGTATTCCAAGCAGCTTTGAAAAAGTTTGGTGTTAAAGGACCAGGCGAATTAAAAGGTGATAAGAAAAAAGAATTTTTTGATTACGTTGATTCTAAATACGACGCAGGTGAAAACGAAACTGACTAAAATTATCTAATATAGATAATATATGATGAAAATATTTGATAAACTAACGCATAAAAACTTTGAGCTTTTCGCATCACAGCATT